GATAATTCAATTTATGATACAACTGGTATTCCTACAACCAATTTTGCCATTATTGATGATGTAGTAAATACTGGTGGTATTCGTTCAAATACTAGAACATGGGGAAATAGAGCAAATAGCATAGCTTCTACTTATGTTGCGCCTACTTCTGCTGTTCCAACTTTAGGTAGTTGGACATTAGGTGACCAAGTTCAAAACTTTACTCCTTCTGCATCAAGTTATATGGGTTGGGTTTGTACTACTTCAGGTACTTTTGGAACTTTAGCTGGTGTAACAGGTTCTATTACTATAAGCACTAAAGTATTAACAGTAAACTCAGTAACAGGACTTGAAGTAGGTCAATATATTACGATTGCAGGTGTATCAGGAACTAAAAAGATTACTTCTATAGTCGGCTTGGTTGTTGGTATAGATTCCGTTGCTAATGCAACCGTTACTTCGGCTGCTGTTGCTTACGCTACACCTGTATTTAAAGGATTTGGATTAGTACAAGCCTAATGTTTCAAACTGCTTTCCAAGTCAATGCGTTTCAAAATGACGCATTTCAAATAGTCATAACACCTGTCACGCCTACTAAAACAGGCGGTGATGGATGGACTAAGGAAGAATGGCGTAGAGCTAAAGCGTTAGACAAGAAGCTAAGATTAGCTGAAGAAAAGCGTGTAGCTGCATTAAAAGCAGACCAAGAGTCTCGTAAAGCATTCATTCGTGAGCAAGTATCACCAACTCCAAAAGTCAGTAAGCGCAAACAAAGTATTGTAGAATCTGAACAGGTTAGCGAAGATACACCGTCAGAAGTAACCAAATATGACGCACTCATCGCTAATCTTGAGAGACAAAAGCAAGATTTGTTTGATGCGGTGCTGATAAGGCAAGCCAAGCTCAGATTAGAGCAAGAACTGGCAGTCCTAGAAGCCAAGCGTAAAGCAGAGGCAGACGATGAAGAAGCTATTTTGGCTTTAATTTTATAAAGGATTGTTTTTACTGCGATGACTCCTTATCTTCAGTATAAAAAAGGCGTAGATTTACTTCATTTAGGACACTATCAAGCTGGATTCAGACTATATGAGTTCCGTTGGCATCCTCTTGTGCTACAAGCTACAGGCGAAAAATGGGATAAATGGGTAACAGCTCCTAAATGGAACGGTGAAAGACTGTTCGACAAGCATATAGTCGTTCAAATGGAGCAAGGATTTGGCGATATTATCCAATTCTGTCGCTTCCTTCCTATGCTCAAGTCTTGGGGAGCTAAAAAACTCACAGTAATGACCCATAAATCTTTGATTCCTTTGTTAGGACAGATGGATTGCATTGATGTATTGACTGATGACCGTAGCGTAGACATTGAAGCTGACTATTGGATTGGCTCTATGTCACTTCCTCACTTTGCTACCTATGCGCCTTCATTCGTAAAGCAGTCCTTTCCTGTTACTAGCAAGCATATTGTTGGCTCAGAAGGCTATTTAGACGCTATTCCTAGCAATATTGAGCATAAAGTAGGCGTTAATTGGAGCGCATCGACTGGCCCTTTACATTATGTAAAGTCAATTCCACTAGATACTTTGAGAAGTCTAGTCGGAGACGATGTTTACTCTATTCATGTGCAATTAGATGATGTTTTTGACCCTTTGCCTAATGACGGCTGGAAACAAGACTTCTATAAGACTGCTTGTCACATGAAAGCTATGAAAGCGGTAGTTGCTCCTGATACTGCAACTGCACATTTAGCTGGAGCATTAGGAGTAAAGTGTTTTTTAATGCTACCTGATGACCAATTTATCTGTTGGCGTTGGAAAAACGCTACATGGTATGACTCTGTTGTACCGTTGAAAAAGTCCGAATGGCATACATTACCTAGACTACTGGAGGAGCTATGATTTGTCCTAAATGCGGTTATTGTGAAGAAAAAATAGAAGCTAAAAAGCAAACTGATGAGGAGTTTTTCCTTGAATGGTGGACTCCTACCATTGGATTAGAGGCTGCGAAGGCTTCTTGGGAAGAAAAGCAAGTAGCTATAGGCAGAGAGACAGCTATGGTCATGTCCGATATTGAAGGCTATGTCTCACAAGTTGATGGTTCATGGATTAAAAGCCGTAGTCATCATAGAAGCCACTTAAAACAGCATAAAATGATTGAATTAGGCAATGATGTGCCTACTGAGCATAAAAAGATTGAATTAAGTCGTAGTAGTAACGAGCAACGAAAACGCCAAATCGCAGAGATGGCATACGAGAAGTTAAGATAAATCCGATTACTTGGAGAAAACCATGTCAGAAGAAAAATTAGACCGTTTAGATGTATTATCCGCAGCCTTTGACCAAGCCGAAGAAGGCACTTTAGAGACTCCTGAAGAAAAGGAGATTGAAGTCGTTGAGGATGATATTGCTGAAGAAGTCAAAGAAGAAGCAGAGCCAATAGAGATTGAAGCTCATTCCGAACCTGAAGAAATTGAGGAAATTGAGGAAAAACCAGCTTTAGCTAGACCTTCTACATGGAAAAAGGAATATTTACCGATTTGGGATAAGCTAACCAATGGTGAACAATTAACCAAAGATGAAGCTCTAAAACTAGCTGAATATTCCAATCAAAGAGAGTCCGAATACAAGAAAGGCGTAAGCACTTATAAGGCAGAAGCCGATAGAGCTAGGTCTTTAGAGGATGCTATTGCTCCTTTTCAAGAGGAGTTCCAGCAACAAGGAATTACTCCTGCTGCATGGATTAATAATCTAGGCAGAGCGCACATGATTCTGTCAAAAGCTCCGTATGAACAAAAAATTCAAGTTTTCCAAAGACTTGCACAAGATTACGGTATACAATTAAATAATGAAGGTCAATTCGCTGCTCCACAGCAGCATGACCCTTATACGCAACAACTGATGAATCAGCTAAACATGGTAAATCAGGAAGTTTCGACAATTAAGAATAGATTTCAGCAAGAAGAATATTCTCGCTTGAATAATGAGATTGAGAAGTATAGTAGTAACAAGGTGGATTTTCCGCACTTTGATGTGGTAAGGGAAGAAATGGCTCAACTACTTGAGCTAGGCAAAGCCCAAGACCTAGAAACAGCTTACAAGAAAGCTGTGCGTATGAACGATGATGTATGGGCATTAGAACAGGATAGACTCCTGAAAACTGCCAAACAACAAGCGGTCAAAGCGCAGCAAGTACAGAAAGCGAAGGCTGCTGCTGTTAGTCCGAAATCCGTTACACCTAGCGGTTCGGTTACATCAGGAGATAAAAAGGATAGACGGTCACTAATCTCCGAGCAATTAGGAGAAGCAATGAGCCGTAGGGTTTAACTAGCCAATTTTGGCAATTTTTTACTAAGGATATATCATGGCATTCGCTAACTCAGCAATCACCGATATTATCGCCACAACTATTCAAAGTCGTAGCGGTGAATTGGCAGACAACTTAACACAAAACAACGCAATCCTACAACGATTGAACAGCAAGGGTAATGTGCGACCTTTTTCCGGGGGAAATGTAATCCTGGAAGAAATTATGTACAACGACCCGAACACAAATAATGCTAACTCCTATAGTGGATATGAAGTTTTAAATATCGCCCCGGATAGCCCTATTTCTGCTGCCCAGTACAAGATTTCTCAGTATGCTGACTCAGTAACAATGAGTGGCTTGGAAATGTTGCAGAACAGTTCTAAAGAAGCAATCATCGACTTGTTAGATGGTCGTATGCAAGTTTCTGAAGCTCGCTTGCTAAACCGTATCTCAGGTGACTTGTTCCTTGACGGTACAGGTAATGGCGGTAAAAACCTGGATGGACTCGGAGCGGCCGTTAGTGCCTCACCGACCACAGGAACTTACGGTGGCATAAACCGGGCAAACTGGACTTTTTGGCAAAACCAAATCACTACAGGCGTAACAACAACTCCTTCCACAACTAACATTTTGGCTAAGATGACTGAAGCTGCTATCAAGCAGATTCGTGGCACAGACAAAGCTGACTTGATTGTTGCTGGTAACACAATGTATCAACTCTATGTAAACGCTTTGCAAGCTATCCAGCGTATCGCTTCTGAGGAATCAGGCGCATCAGGATTTGCTTCATTGAAGTTCTACGGTGGTGGTACATCTGCTGATGTGGTACTCGGTGGTGGTTATGGTGCTCAAGAAACAGCTACATATATGTACTTGTTGAACACTAACTACATCTTCCTACGCCCTCACAAAGAGCGTAACTTTGTACCTATCGGTGGTGAACGCCAATCCATTAACCAAGACGCTATCGTGAAATTATATGGCTGGGCCGGCAATCTTACTACATCAAATAGCTTCTTACAAGGTCTATTGACAACCTAATAGATAAGGCGAAAGCCTTATTTAATCTTGTCTACTTACTAATTAAAGGAAATAATCATGGCATATACCACCCTCCCTATTGCTGGCGTTAATTTGAACAGCATTACAACAACTGACTTTTTATACACAAACGGCACTACTGTTGAGAACATTCCAAACTTTGGCCCTATCGGTGCTGAAACTTTTGCTTCTGACGGTAAGCGTTATGTATTTGCTCAAGCAGCAGCAACCATTCCAGCAGGAACAACAGCTTGTACCGTTAATGCAACCACTTTCCAAGTGACTGCAACAGGCGGTTCTTATGTTTCTCCAGCAGAATCAATGGTTTCAGGTGATTACGGCTGGTTTGGCGTAGCTTCTGTTTAAGCATTAACTTGTAGTACCATAGGGATTCCTTCACAAGAGGAGTCCCTTTTTCTTTTTAACAAACCTAACTACTTAGGAGATTTAAAAAATGGCTATCGACAGCGATATTCAAGGTGCAGATGCACGATTAGCAGTCCAATTCTATAAACGGTCTATGAAGCAAGACGATGAGACTTTGGCAGCAGGTAGACCGATATTTAAAGAATTTGATTTCGTCAAAATTATGGTGCCAGGTGATGCTCTAACAGAGATTGACACCTACGCCAATGAATCCCATAAAAGCCGTTTTCCTCGACAATGGGCTCATTATCAGAACCAAGTAGGTAATCAAGAGACAGTAATGGGTACTCCATTAGAGCAATGGACTCAAATTACTCGCTCCCAAGCTGAAGAACTAAGAGGCTTAAAGTTCCCTACTGTGGAATCTATTGCTGATTGCTCAGACCAACAGCTTCAACGCATTGGTATGGTAGCTGGTATGTCTCCTCATGCTTTTAGGGAAAAAGCTAAGTCTTTCCTTAATTTAGCTGAAAAAGTTGGTGATGCTAACCAAAGAGAAGCTGAACTAGAAGCTCTAAAGCAACAAAATGAGCAAATTAAAGCTGAATCTGATGCCAAGATTAGCAAGATGCAAGAGCAAATGGATGCTTTAATGGCGATGATGGCTAAACCAAAAGGTAGACCAAAAAAAGAAGTTGTAAAAGAAGCAGAAACAGAGTAAATAAAAGGGGGAGAAATCCCTCTTTTTTGTTTATAATCAAACAAAGCCAACTACTTGGCTAACAACCAAGTAAAAGGATATATATGTCATACACAATGCTCCAGCTTGTACAGCAGACAGCAGCAGAGCTTAACTTAGCCGTTCCTACCTATGTAGCTGGTAATACATCACAAGATGTTCAGCAAATATTGGCATTGATGAACGGTCAAGGTTACGACTTAATCAAAGAATACGATTGGCAAGCACTTCAAGTCCAGTATCGCTTCTATACACAAGCTATTAACTGTAACGGTACATCCGTAAATGGCTCAAAAGCTCTAGTTATTGAGGCTGGCGTAGATATTACAGCAGTAGATACTCAATGGCAAATTACTGGTTACAACATTAACCAAGACACCAATGTAGTCACAGTTTCAGGTCAAACCATTCAAATGAGCCAAATGGCTTCAGGTACAGGTACAGGAGCAGTCGTTTTAGCTCAAACTGCTTATACCCTTCCACCTGACTTTGAACGCATTACTGATAGAACTCAATGGGATAAGTCAAAACATTGGGAGGCTTTAGGGCCAGAAAGCGCACAGCAATGGCAATGGCTTAAATCAGGATATATTTCTACAGGGCCTCGTATTCGTTGGCGTATTTTGGATAGACAATTTCAAATATGGCCACCAATGAACACCAATGAGTATCTTGGGTGGGAATACCGTTCTAAAGGATGGGCTAGAGCTGTAGACAATACTGTTAAAAACAGCTTTACAGAAGATAATGACACAGCTATCTTGGATGACCGTATTATCGTTTTAGGCACAAAACTCAAGTATTGGTCTATTAAAGGCTTTGATACTACGACTTTAATGCAAGAATATCAGCGTTATTTGTCTATTGCTAAAGCTAACGATAAAGGTACTCCTAACCTATCCTTTGCTCCATACCCAAGTAAGGTTCTTATTGGTTACGCTAATATACCCGACACTGGCTATGGGTCTTAATGATGTTTCCATCTAGTCCCATTCTTAATACGGCTAATGGTATGTTGAGCAACGCCATATTCTTTTGCAATAATGCGTTGAATCCTATCGTCTTTTCTTATGCTATCAACTTGAGATTGAGTAAGTTTTGCCCAATTACATCGTTCTCCTGTATTGCTTGTGCCATGTTTAAGTTTGTCAGCATGGTTATTTTTAGCAGTATCCCAACGCAAATTAAAAAGATTATTGTTCAAAGCATTTCCATCGTTATGGCAACATTCCATATTGTTTGGTCTTTTGCTTATAAAAGCCTCAAGTACCAATGTATGTGGTTTAACTATTTTTTGTTTTCCATCTTTCCAAAGACCAAGATAAAGTCTATTGGTTTTAACATCAAAAGTTTGTTTTTTAATTTGTTTGGTTTTAAAAGAACGGATTTGTCCATGATTAGAAACTTCGTAAAGTCCTTCAAATCCAACAACATTAAGCCATTGTTCCATAATAATTCCCATATACAATATACTGGGATTATATCATAATGTTCGGCTCACCTAAAACCAATACAGCTTCTACAGCTTCAGTTCCGTCTCCTATTGGAGGCTGGAATGCTAGGGATTCATTAGCCAATATGAGTCCTACTGATGCTGTGCAAATGATTAACTTCTTTCCTACTCCTACTGATGTAATGATGCGTAAAGGCTATACCCAAGCGTCTACAGGTATTGATGGAAAAGTAAACACTCTGATGAACTACTCAGATACTTCATTACCTGCTGGGTATAGCTTGTTTGCTGCTGCTGGAGATAAGATTTATGACGCTAAACCTGACCCTGCTGAAGTCGTATTTACAGGCATTACTAGCGATAAATTCCAATCTGTAAACCTGACAAACCAAGCAGGTCACTTTTTAGTAGCTTGTAATGGTGTAGACCCTACTATGGTCTATGACGGTTCTAGATGGTTTTATTTAGCGACTACTATAACTGCTCAAACAATTAGCACAATTACTCATGTAGGCGCAGTAGCTACTTTGACTACAGATGTAGCTCATGGATTAGTAGATGGAAACAGAGTTACTATTTCAGGTGCAGTAGAGGCTGCTTATAATGGTGTTTATGTCATTAATGTAACTGGATTAAATACTTTTACTTACACAATGGCATCAACTCCTGCTGCCAATGCTTCTGTAGTGGGTATTTATACAGTATTGGGCATTACAAGAACTGTAGTTGGTCAAACTATCAGCAGTATTACTAAATCTAGTACAACTGCCACTTTAACGACTGCTACAGCTCATGGTTTATCAACTGGAGATAGGGTATCAATTACTGGAGCAACTGCCAATAATTACAACGGTATTTATGTAATTACAGTTACTTCTACAACGACATTTCAGTACACAATGGTCAGCGCACCAGCAGCAAACGCTACTGTTGTAGGCACTTATAGCGTTTTAAGCCTTGATTCTTCTAATTTTATTAATGTCAATCTCTTTAAAAACCGTCTTTATTTCACCGAAAAAGATACCCTTACTTGTTGGTATTTGGATGTAAATGCTATTGCTGGAGAGGCTTCACCTTTATTTTTTGGTGGAATTGCTCGTAATGCTGGTTACTTGCAAGCTATGGGAACATGGACTTTAGATGCAGGTCAAGGCGCAGATGATTACGCAGTATTTGTCACTTCAATGGGTGAAGTCATTGTTTATAACGGTACTGACCCTGATGTAGCAGAAACTTGGTTACTTAAAGGCGTATGGCAATTAGGTCAAACTTTTAATCGCAGGTGTTTCTTTAAATGGGCAGGAGACTTGCTTTTGCTTACTCAAGACGGTCTTGTGCCTCTTGCTTCTGCTCTCCAATCTAGTCGCTTAGACCCTCGTATTAACTTAACAGATAAGATTTATTACGCTGTAAGTCAAGCTGCTACTCAATATTATGATTTATTTGGATGGCAGATTAACTATTACGCTAGTGAAAATATGCTGATTTTGTCTATTCCTACAACTATAGGAATGGAGCAATATGTAATGCACACCATTACTAAGTCATGGGCTAGATTTACTGGTATTGAGGCTTATTGTTGGGAAGTATCAGGTGATTCTGATATGCACTTTGGCGGTGACGGTTATGTAGGCAAGTTCTACGACACTTTTGCTGATAATGGCGATAACATCAATGCTTCTGTACAACAGGCTTTTTCTTATTTTGACAGTCCTGGTCAATTAAAACGCTTTACTTTAATCAGACCTATTATTCAGACTTCTAATGGTTTACCCTCAGTTCTTTGCGGTATTCGTACAGATTTTGATGTATCTCCATTAGTTAATCAAATCGCTTTTAATCCTAATACTCAATCCGTAGGAGTATGGGATGTAGGTATTTGGGATGATTGCACATGGTACGGTGGTCTTATTACTACTAAGATTTGGCAAGGCGTGACAGGATTAGGCTTTAGTGCTTCTGTAAATATGCAAGTCGCATCACAAGGAATTGAGTTTCATTGGGCTTCTACAGATTATGTAATGGAGCGTGGAGGCGTAGTTTGAGGCGTGTTATTACTGATAATCAAGCTCATTTAAGGGCTTGGATTACTGGAGTATTAGGCACTCAATTTAGTGATTATTCGACCTTTATAGGTCAAGAGATAGATGGTGAAGTAAAAGCAGTAGTGGCTTTTGACAACATAATGGATAAATCCTGCATGATGCACACAGCCTCTATAGTACCGAATTGGATTAGTAAAGATTTGTTGTGGGCTTCTTTTGATTATCCCTTTAATGTATTGAAAGTAAAGGTTATACTAGCGTCAGTAGCTTCAACTAATGAAGAAGCATTGAAGTTAGACCGACACCTTGGTTTCGTAGATAAGGCTTATATCGAAGATGCTCATATTGATGGGGATTTGGTGATATTAGCAATGAGGCGTGAAAATTGTCGATGGCTCGACATAAAAACGCCTTTAAAAGGAGATTAATATGGGTGGCGGTGGAGGAATTTTAAGTCCGATTACAAATGCGTTGTTTGGAAGTCCAGCTCAAGCTGCAACTCCTGACTATACAGGCGCAGCTAACGCAACAGCACAAGGAAACTTAGCTGCTGCTCAAGCTGCTGCTGCTTCTAATCGTGTAAATCAAGTAACTCCTTATGGAAACTTGAATTATGCCGTTACAGGTTCAGACCCTTACGGAAATCCTACTTGGACAGCTACTCAGACATTAAGTCCTGACCAACAGTCGCTTTATAATTACGATATTGCTACTTCTAAGGGTTTAGGAGAATTACAACAAAAAGGTCTTGGTTATGTAAGCGGTATGCTTGATAAACCTTTTGACACTAGCTCTTTAGCAAATACAGGATTTAATCCTGGTCAGTCATATCAAGATGCTTATATGCAGCGTCTTGCTCCACAATTAGCTCAAAGTCGTGAATCTACACAAGCTCAATTAGCTAATCAAGGCGTAGTGCCTGGCACTCAAGCCTATGAAAACGCTATGCGTCAGCAACAACAAAAAGAAAATGACATTCTTTTAGGTGCTACAACTCAAGGATTTGGCGTTGGTCAGCAAGCTCGTCAGCAAGGTTTTCAAGAACTTGCTTATCAGCGTAATGAACCAATTAATACCCTTAATGCGGTTCGTTCAGGTTCACAAGTTACAGGGCCTAGCTTTGTAAATTCAGCACAACAAGCTACAACTGCTGGAGCAGACCTTTTGGGAGCTGCTGGATTAACAGGTCAAGCAAACCAAGCTAATGCAAATGCGACTAACGCACAAACCAATGCAATGATGAGTGGCTTGTTTAGTTTAGGTGGTGCTGGAGTAGCTAAATATTCTGATATTCGCACTAAAGAAAACATTATTTCGATTGGCGTTGCAACTAATGGATTGCCTCTTTATCTTTATGAATACAAATCAGAGTTTAAAGATAAGCCATTAGCAGGTCATGGTCAGTTTGTAGGACACATGGCGCATGAAGTAGAGCAAAGCTATCCACAAGCTGTAATGACACTTGAAAACGGTTATAAAGCCGTAGATTACGGAATGCTATGAATAACCCATATATACAAATGCAAGATTTAGGCGGTGAAAATCCTGCTGTACAGAATATTTCTGCACAACAAGCTATGTATCAACAAAATATGAGCAACATGGGGAATTTGGCTAATAAAGCAATGGACACCAAAGGCACTCAACCAATGCAATTTGATAGCAAAGCTATGGCAAACGCTTTAAGAGCAGGTCAAAATCCGCAACAACCTGCAAATGTACATGATTATTCAACCATGACACCTGATGCTTATAGCGAAATGGCTAAAAATTATTACGGTAATACATACAATCCTAATGCTGGATGGAGCGCATAATGGCTACTTATGACCCTAACAACCCTGAAATTATTGGGTTACAAGAACAAAAGGCTCTTGCTAAAGCTCTTTTACAAAAAGGAATGAATGACAATCTGCAAGGTCAGATGGTTTCAGGTCGTTATGTAGGAGCTAGTCCTTGGCAAGGTATTGCTAATTTAGCGCACATTTATGTTGGTAAATCTTTAGGTGAAGAAGCTACTCAAAAAGAGCAAGACTTAGCTCAAATGCTAAGAACTAAAGAAAATGCTAATTTGCAAACTGGTTTAAATCAACTTTATGGCACTCCTGAATTTGCTCAACAAGGCCCAACGCCTGAAGGTGGCAATATTCCTGTACAAGCAGCAACTAAACCTGACCAAAGACTTGCTTTGGCTACATTACTTGCTCCTGAAGGTGGCGCAGCTTCTAAAGCTATTGCAAGCAAAGTTGCAGAACTTGAATTTGCTCCTCCTAAACAGCATGTAGTTGCTCCTGGTGGTGCATTAGTAGATGAAAAAACTGGCAAAGTTATTTATCAAGCTCCTTATCGACCATTAGTAGGTGATGGTGGTATGGGTGGTGGCGAAGGTCATTACAACAAAAAAGGCGATTGGATTGCGCCTGGCGGTGCGTATATTGGCAAAACTGAAGTATCTAAAGACCGAGATATTATTCGTACAGCTAATGAATTGCGTCAAGGATTGGCAGAAATTAAGCCTGAAGATGTACAAAAAACTGCTACTGTCTTTGGTGATGTTTCTCAAGGTGGCGTAAAAGGTTATTTGGCTAAACAATTTGGAAGTGAAGCTGTTTCAGCACAAGCTAAAGTAAATGCTTCTGCTGTTATGCAAACACTTCAAAACTTGCCACCTGGTCCTGCTTCCGATAAAGATATTGCACAAGCTAAAAGTTCATTCCCTGGTTACGGAAACGCTAAAGATTTGCAAGAATGGATTACTAATACTAATTCAATGCTTGAGCGCAAAATTAATAACGCTAATCAAAAGTACGGTAGCGAAAGTTGGTATGGTGCTGCTCCTGTTACGACTAAAAAGCAAGTTTCTGCTGATGACCAAGAAGCATTAGATTGGGCAAATTCTAATCCTAGTGACCCAAGAGCAAAGCAAATTAAACAGCGTTTAGGAGTTTAATAATGCCTTTCAATCCTGACCAGTATTTAGCAAAAAAGGGTGGATTTAACCCTGATGCTTATTTGGGTGGTAGTGCTACACCTAAATCGTCTACGCCTGAACAAGGTAATATGTTTACGCAATCTGCGGAGGATATTCAATACGACCCTGTAAGTGGTGTTCCTTTAAATACTTCATCTTATGGTTCTGCTCCTACTGGTGGCACAGAATATGCTCGTAAAGCCCTTACAACTGCTGCTGCTTTGCCTATTAATGTGGCAACTGGCGTAGCTAAAAATGTAGGTGGATTAGCTCAGACTTTTAACCGTTATTTAGGTGGTGAATCCTCTAAAGGTAATTTATCCATTCCTGAAGAAGGCTTAAATGCTTTAAATCAAATAGAAGCTGGTACTCAGCAACAATCAGGTTCTCCTAACTTGCTTAAAGGTGCAAGCATGGTAGGTCAAGCTGCTCCTTGGTTTGCTACAGGTGGTGCTATTGGTGCTATTCCTAGTTATGTAAATGCAGCTAAAAACATTGGTACAGGCGTAGCAATGGGTGGAGCTTCAGCTTTAGCTACACCTGAAGAAGTTGGTATGACACCTGAACAATTTAGAGAAGCTAAAAACAAAAACATAGCTATTCAAGGTGCTATTGGCGGTGCGTTTCCTGCTGCTGGCGAAATTGGTTCAAAAATTGCTAGTTTATTGCGTGGAACAAAACAAACTCCACAAATGACTACTGCTATTGAAAATGCTAGAGATATTGGCTACACAATGCCTCCTACACAAGCTGGTGGCGGTATTGTAAGCCGAGCATTAGAAGGTTTAGCTGGCAAAGCGTCTACAGCACAAGCAGCAAGCATTAAAAATCAAGAAATTACTAATAAATTGGCTACTAAGTCTTTGGGATTGCCTGAAGATACGGTTTTAAGTCCTGAAGTAATTAAAAATGTTAGAGATGTAGCTGGTAAAGCGTATGACAAAATCAGCAATACAGGAGAAATTATCACTACAGACGCTTATAGCAAAGCATTGGACAAGATTATTGAACCATTTATGCAAACTGCTAAAGCGTTCCCTGATGCTGAAATTAGTCCTGTTGTAAAGCAAATAGCTGGATTGCGTTCTAAGTCTTTTGATGCTGGAGCTGCTGTAGAAAAGATTAAACAGCTAAGAACTGCTGCTGATGACGCTTATCGCACAGGCTCTACTGAGATTGGAAAAGCAAATAAAGACGCTGCTAAAGCATTGGAAGATGCTGTCGAAAAACATTTAGAAGCAATTTATTCACCAGGATTGCTTAAAGAGTTTAAAGATGCTCGTCAGCTTATTGCTAAGACTTATACAGTCGAAAACGCAATGAATAAGACTACTGGAACGGTAGATGCTAAGAAATTAGCAGACCGTTTACAGCGTGGCAAACCAATGAGTGAAGAATTAAAGCAAATTGCTCAGTTTGGACAGGCTTTTCCTAAAGCCATTCAAACTCCTGAACGCATTGGTGGCTCAATCGGCATTAGTCCATTAGATTACACAGTAGCAGGAGTAACAGGCGGTGCTTCTTTATTAGGCGGTGAAGATAAAGCTACAAGCGGTGCATTAGGATTGGCTACTTTATTAGCTAGACCTGGTGCTAGAAGAATAGCTTTATCAAATCCTGTACAAAATAGATTAGCTCAACAAGCTACTTCTCCTAGCGCAGTTAGACAAGCACTACCTTCCCCTCAAGAAGCAAGACAATTAGCTAAAATGTTACTAATGCAACGACTTGGCGGTACAACGGAGAATAGATAATGAGTAGAAATGGTAACGGTACATACAATCTTCCTGCTGGTAATCCAGTAGTTACAGGCACAACTATTAGCTCTACATGGGCTAACAATACTCTTGCAGACATGGCTAATGCCATTACAGGCTCTATTGCTGCTGATGGTCAAACACCTATTACAGGTGCATTAAAAGGCACTAACGGTACTGTTTCTTTTGCTGGTGTAGGTCAAACCAAGATTCCTAGTGGAACTACTGCTCAAAGAGCTGCAAGTCCTACAGATGGAATGATTCGTTACAACACCGATATTAAACAATACGAGGGCTATAAAGATGGTGCTTGGTCTATTTTTGGTAATGGTGCAGGTGGAACACTATTTAGCGATACTGTAACTGCTACTCAAGGTCAAACCGTTATTACTATGCCTACAGCCTATGTATTAGGTGGCGATAACCTTTCTGTTTATGTAAACGGTAGCCGTCAAATCTACAATGTCAATTACACAGAAACTACTAATATTTCCTTTACTTTTGTAAACGGTCTTAACGCTGGTGACTTAGTAAATTACACTATTGGAGCTTCTACTTCTCTATCCGTAAACTCTGCTTCTGTGCTTTATAACGAAGGAAAAACAGGTGCGGTAGACCGAAATGTTGAATCTAAGTTGCAAGAACAAATTTCTGTACTTGATTTTGGTGCTGACCCTACTGGAACAACTGACTCTACAGAGGCTATTCAAGCTGCCTTAGATTGCATACCAAACTATGCAGGAGCGTATTGCCCATCAAAAACAAGCGGTGGAGCAGGTGAAGTAGAAATTCTTTTCCCTGAAGGAACTTACATTGTAAGTGATGTTTTAGTTAATAATCAAAGAGCTTGGTCTAAGATTCGTGGATTAGGAAAAGTATATATTTACTCATCTTCTCCTACCTATATCTTAGATATGGCTAGTACCTATTATTGTGATGTAGAAAATCTTAATTTGATTTCATCTACAGCAAATGCAGGTATTTACATGAACCGATGCACTTCTAATCCTTTTACTGACTACAACACATTTAATAATGTAAATGTGACAATGGATTCAAACCTTTCCGCTAATGGTGGAGATGGATGTGTTGCTTTGTACATGAACCGTTGTGAACAAAATATGTTTACTAACTGTGCATTTACAGCCGATATTCCTTTTTGGAATGACAATGCAGCTAATGTGGATTTTCCACCTACAAATGGAACACAAGATACAATAACTAACTCAAATACTGTAAATACTTTCATTCAATGTAATTGGACTAAGTATGGTTCACATAACTATGCAATGATATTAAATGGCCCTATTTCATTTAGTTTTATTAATAACTACATGAATGATTTAATGACAACTACTGGCTCTATACCGTTTATGGTGTATTTAAATGGAGTTATTAATTCAACATTTCAATTTCAATTTGATGCTTTAATTAGTTTTGCAAATGTTCTTAATTACAATTATTACAATAATTTTGATTTATTAATGCCATCTTTGTATTTAGATACAAATGGTATTTTTAACTTTGATACTGCTGGCTCTAATTTATTGGGAGTTTCTAAAATTAAAGTATTTGCTAATGGCGATAACACAGGTAAATATTTATTTAAACAAACTTCAGGTTCTTCTTCTGCAAATGTGCAAGGAAATTTAATTACTAGCTCTACAACATTACCTAATTATAGTTTTGTTAATGGTCTATATAAAGGCAATATTTCCCAAACAGAAGGTTCAACAAGTATTTCTTCTAACTATGTAGAATCTGATGCTTTTTCTAGCATTAAAGGAACAACAGCTTCTACAGCTTCAGGAACTCCAGTAACTATTTTTAGTCCAACACCAACATATTCTTATCAAGTTTATGTATATGTTGCAGGATACGGTGCTAACTATGTGGCTACTTGTGTTGTTGTAAATGACCAAACAACAAATAATATTTTGAGTTATTCACATGGTTCAGGAATAACAATTACTGTTTCAGGCGCAAACATTCAGGTTACTCAAGGTACTGGTCTTTCTGTTCCTATTCAATATAGAGTATTAACTATTGGCGATTAAAATAAAAAACTTTATTAAATAAAATATTAAAAAAAGAAAGCTGACATGGATTCCCAAACAATCATAAATACTGCCATTGCTCTAGTCGGTTTTTTAGGTGGCTGGATATTAAAGGTTATTTGGGAAGCTGTGAAAGAACTACAAATTGCTGACAAAATTCTAGTAGATAAAGTCAATACTATTGAAATTTTGATAGCTGGTAACTATATGTCTAAGCATGATTTTGATAAGATTGCTGCGGCTATATTTGCCAAACTAGACAAGATTGAAGATAAGCTAGACCGAAAGGTAGACAAATGAAAATGCACAAGTCTAAGACTATGTGGTTTTCACTAGGTCTAGTGATATTTGGTGCTTTATTTGATAATTTATCCTACATTCAGAACATTATTGACCCTCAATACTATGGAATTTTACTGATAGTAATAGGAGTAATCTGTGCAATATTGCGATTTGTCACTACAAAGCCCATAGAATGATTTATTTCATTTACCTAGTCCTAGTACCAACTAGCTTAGTTTTAACGCTTATAGCCGTTTTAATAGCTCCTGTACTGCCTTTATTTGCTTCTAATCAAGAAGGCTGGTTAGACAATCATGCTAAATGGGGATATGGTTCAAGACTACCTACTTGGTTATCTTGGTTTATGACTCCTGATAACTCTTTAGATGGGGATGCTACTTTTGAAAGCCTTAATCCACCGTCTTATTGGTCTAAAGTCAAATGGTTATGGCGTAATCCTTGCTATGCTTTTGCTTTACGCTACCTTGTACCTGAATATGTGACTTCAGTAAGCGGTGATAAAACCATTAAGGATAACGACAATGCTAAAGAAGGATGGTGTTTGGTTCATGCTAATGGACTGTTTCAATTCACTTATGTCAAGCGCATACTATCTACTTCTCGCTGCATTTATGTTAATTGTGGCTGGAATATTCGTGCTTTGGTGGATGATAATGTGGTCAATAAACCTAATCCTTACCAAGCTACTTTTGTATTTTCGCCAAGAATAAGCGGATTTCGGTAATGTTTGGTTTAAATCTTTACGCTATCTACGGATTGGTAGCTGTAACTCTGTTTTGCGGTGGATTTGTTAATGGATGCTCTTATCAACAAAGTAAAGCTGAAAAGACGATTAGAGAAAAAGAACATCAATACCAATCGGATGCTGATTTAATAAGGATTCAGAAAGATGCTCAAATCAAAGTTATTAATACTCAGCTTGTTGATGCCATTAGCAGCTTGCGTAGCCGTTCCAGTAACGCCACAAAAACCGTCAATGGACAGGATTGCAACGGAGCAACTCTTTCTTCCACCGATGCTGAATTTCTTATCAGGGAAGCAGCAAGAGCCGACCAAATAAGAGTTGGATTACAGGCTTGTTATAACCAATATGATGCTATCAAATGAGCTTATTAACACTTGAAAAGCTAAGTAGACTAGGTATTGAAGATAAGTGGCTTCAACCTTTAAACGATGCTTTTGCCAAATACGATATATCTACACCTAAAAGACAGGCTTGTTTTCTAGGTCAAGCAATGCACGAATCAGGTAACTTTAAGAACCTTGAAGAAAATCTAAATTATTCAGCTTTAAGCTTAACAAAAACATGGCCTAGCCGTTTTCCTGATTTAGATACAGCAGATAAATACGCTCATAATCCTGAAAAAATAGCTAATAAAGTTTATGCTGGTAGGATGGGAAACATTGAAGAAGGTGATGGATATGCCTTTAGAGGCAGGGGAATCTTTCAGCTAACAGGTAGAGAAAACTATGCAAACTTTGGACATAATGCTGCTGTGGATGTTCTTAGTAATCCTGATTTGCTGTCTACTCCTGAATATGCGACTTTAAGCGCAGGATGGTACTGGAATAAGCGGTCACTAAACCAATACGCTGATTTAATGGATGTAGAGTCCATAACCAAGCGTATCAATGGTGGAACAATAGGACTTGATAACCGTAAAGCTCAGATTAACAAAGTCCTAGATATTATTGCTTGACTACTTGCTAAGTCCTGAAGCTAGTCTATTAGCTTTAAACAGGTAGTCATTTCTAATGGTAGAAGGTGCAATCCAACCATAGGCTTTCCAAATCTTCTGTACATCACTTCCTGATGAATACTTAAAAGTGCTTTTGGTGGCTATTGCTAATTTATCGTTTTCCATAACTTCCTCCACATTGATAGTTAATGAACCGTCTTTTTCTTCATAAATGCCATAAAACGGAATCGGATGCTCTAACTCAGATAATGTAAAAATTGCCATATTTCCTCCTAAACAGTAGATTTTTCAATAAAACGGTTATTTGCTTGATTAGTGCGCCAAATATCGA